GGTAATACTCGAAGAGATGCCTGTGGATCTTCCTGAACAGGGCCTCGTTCTCTTCGCGTTCGCGGCGCTGGAGTTCTTCCTGCATCAGGGCGTGGATGGTGTAGGCGTCGTCGGCCACCGGGGTGAAAGCGCTGCGGGCGACCATCCGGTCGAAGCTGAAGTTCGTTGCCCGCTGCGGGAAGGCGTCGGCCAGATGCGTCATCGCCGGGCGGGTGATCGTGTTGAAGTAGGACGCCAGCCGCAGCACCGACTGGTCGGTGTCGTTCAGATGCTCGAGGAACCGCGACAGGATGTCCGACGGCGTGCCGCCGAATTGCGCGACTACCGGCGCCTCTCCCCGCTCGCGGATCGCCTCGTACTGCGACACCTGCAGGTCGAGATAGAACGGCAGCCCCTCGGAACTGCCGACGATCCGGGCCCGGATGTCGTCCTCGCCGATCGGCACCGCCGCAAGGAAGCGGTCCGCGTCCACGGCCGACAGCCCGCCCAGAAGATGCGCGTCGATCACCTCGCCCCAGGCCGGGTCGATCTCGCCCCAGCGCAGCTTGTCGCGCCCGGCAATCACGAACAGCGTACCCGGCGCGTCCTGCACCAGAAGCCGGACCCAGGCGTCGGTGCGCCGGTCGGTCAGCGCGTCCTTCTGCCCCCGCTCGCGCCACAGCGCCTCGTAGGTATCGAGGAAGATCACCGGCCGGACCGACGGCTTTCCGGCAATGCCGTCGCAGAGGTCCACGCCCAGATAGCTCGGCAGCTTCTGCAGGATCTCCTCCGGCGTCAGTTGCTCGATCCCGGCCAGCACCTGATTGCCGCGGGTGCTCCACCAGGTCTTCAGCCGGCCGGTCAGGCGCATCCCCCACTTGTAGATCAGGTTCGCGCCCGGCAGTGCCACCGACGCCAGCTCGGTGACCACCGACAGATGGTCGTCGAGCACGTCGAGAAGATCGGCCAGGCCCTCCTTCTCGCCCATGAACAGCTCGGGGAACTCGGCCGCCACGTCGATGCCGGGGCGGGTCTTGCGGTAGTAGCTCACGAAGGCGGCGTCGAAGGTGTGGAAGGCGAAGCCGCAGGACTGCGCCAGCTGCAGCCTCAGCGAGTAGAGGGCGCTGTCGATCCGCTTGAGCCGCTCGTCGTCGAAGTCGACCTTGGCCAGCGCCAGCCGCCGCTCGACGCGCGCCTTTGCCGCAGCCTCGTTCCGGCTCGCGAGCATCCGGCCGAACTCCCGCAACAGCGCCGACTTCCCCTGGCCGCCGACGCCGTACCACATCAGCACCTGGTAGAGCTCGCGCGTCTCGGTCCGGTCGCAGGCCGCGCCGAACACCGCCCGCGCGTCCTCGCGGTCGGTGAACACCCGCCTGGCGGTGAAACTCTTCTCGCGATGGCTCGGCTTCAGCATGGGACAAGAACTGCCTGGTCAAGAACGGAAACGGCACGGAATCGACACGCCACACCCCGCAACCCTACCAACCAGAACGCAAAAAGCAGCAGACTTTCGAAAACTGAATGGAAAGAAAACTCGATTGCAATGCCGAAACAGAACTGAACGGTTCCTCGGCAGTGAGCCAAACGGGCCAAAGAAGGTTCGACGGCAGTCGCGTTCCCTCCGCCACTTGCCCCCGCGAAAGCGTTCTCCCGATCCGGCTCCGGCCGGATTTTCTCGTTTTATTGAATGGTTATGCGGATGGGGCTCAGCACTGCCCCTGCTACCAGTTGGCCCAGAAGCGGTCTCTCAGGGCCGATATTCTCCGGACCTCTCGACTGCGCGGATTTGGTGTAGAGCCTGTAAGCATTTACAATCCCTACGGAAAATGCCTTCCCTGCCTGAACACTTCGAAGTCGGTCGCTTCCGCGAGACGGAACAGAAATCGAACCTATCCGCGGACGGTTGTCTGGTGACCGATCTACGAACTCCATCTTCCGCCTCCGGTCGGCGGTTCACGCGCCTGCGAGTCTCCAGCCTCAAACTGCTCGTTCGATGACGTGACGCGCTCTTGTGCCTCGGCATTTGTTCGAAATACTATTGCCTAATCATCGGCATACCGGATCGGACAAAGTGGCGAAATCGCAGAAGACGCAGGTGATCGAGCACTTGTTCGAAAAGCACTGGGACGCGACGACCGGCGCGCTCGACAAGAGGCTCATGAGCCTCGACGACGTGGCTCAGGCGATACGCGAATGCAACAAGCTATACGGCTCGACTCTGAGCGACCGGAACCCAGCCAATTTCATGAAGGATCTGCTCCGAGGAGCGAACGCTTCGAAGAACTGGCCTGCCTCGGTTGCAGCACGACGGTTCACCGGCATCCAGCGTACGGGCGACGGGGAGTGCTTCGAGTTCATCCCGTACCGACCTGGTCATACCGAGCCCTTTCCAGACGCTTTCAAGGTTCGAGAGGATGCACGGCGTTTCCTCGTGCAATCGATCAGTTTGCCGCTGGCCACAAAGTCGCTCGGTCGATCCGATGAAACCTGGCTTATCCAGACGGCCATCAATCTCCGGGTGGTGGAGACGCACTTCGCAGTCGCCCCAGCGTTTCCGCTCCTCGAGCTGACGCACCTGCAGATGGGCATCAAGCTCCGCTCGACTGAGATCGATGCTTTGTTTCTCGGGAAGGCCGGCGACCCCAAAAATCCTAATTCTGTGCTGGTCACCTGTGAAGCGAAGCAGGCCAAGGATCCATTGATTCCCAGCCAGATCATTAACCAGGTTCAGGCCGCTTTCGCGGAAGCGGAAGTCGATACGGTAATCCCGATCGGCCTCCGAACTGTCAGAGGCGTCGGGTTCTATCTTACGGAATTCGAGGCCGTCAGGAGAGCCGACGCACAGGCGCTCGACGAGCTGACGCTAGCCAGCGACGCCATCTACGAACTCAGGCCGCCTGTTAAAGGCATATGAGGCCTCGATTTCTTCCTGCTTTCGCTTCTTGGCACCACTCTTCTTGTCGCGTCGACCTATTGGATTCTCGACCTGGAAGTGCGCAGCCGCCTCGGTGTTGCCCATGGTCAGGAGCCGCTCGTCGCCGAGGGCGATTGCCTCTGTCGGGCGAGTGGGTTCGACGCCTAGGGCTCGCATGACGGCTGCCGCGACGGCGCGTGCAAGTGGCGGCGGCACGGCGTTACCGATCTGGCGGGCCCCATGCCATTTGGTGGCATTGAAACGGAACCAGTCGGGGAAGCCGTGGAGACGCGCCATCTCGCGCACGGTCACGCAGCGTGCGTAAGCATAGTGGATCGGTCTCGGACTGGTGAACGCGCCTCGTGCCGAGTCGGTCCCAGCTCGGAGAGTATTGGACACGCCGTCCGCCGGGAGCTTGAAGAAACGGGAAATCGGCTCGACCCGTCCCTGATCGGTTTCTCGAAAACGGCGCCGCGAGATCTCGGTATGCTCGGTGCGGGCGCTCGAAGTGAACAGGCTCGGATCCCATTTTCTAGGGTGCCCGAAGGCCCAAGCATCGTTTCCAATCCCTCGCAGCGGCTCGGCGTATTTGCTCGGATTCCCAAAGGCAGACGTCTCTACGGAATCCGACGATCTAAGCTCTTCGAAGAGTTCGGCGTCAGGCAAATCGGCGAGCGCGGCTTGGCACGTCGGTCTCTCGGCAATCGTCGTTGGGTAGGTCGGCACCTCTTCGCCTCTCTTGGCGCCCATAAGGATCAACCTCTGGCGATCCTGCGGCACGCCATAGTCGGCTGCATTCAGCACACGCCAATCCTTCTGCACCTCGTAACCGGCAGCCTCGAACTCTTCGATCAGTTCGAACAGGAATTTCCGGTGCTTTCCGACCGTTAGCCCCTTCACGTTCTCAAAGACGAAATAGGCGGCATCCAGTTCTCTGACGATGCGCACAAAATCCTTGACAAGTCCGTTCCTGGGATCGTCCAAGGCCCGCTGGCCAATCAGCGAGAAGCCTTGGCACGGAGCGCCACCGAACACGACATCCACACGACGGTTGCCGACCCCGGCTGCCGCCCTGATAGCGTCGCCTGAGACGTCCGTGACAGATCGTGGGAGAACGGCGCACCGCGGGAAATTGTACTTGTGCACCGCAGCGTGGACAGGGTCGAGTTCGACGGCCGCGACCACATCGAAGCCGGCTTGCTCAAAGCCGAGGCTCATGCCCCCGGCCCCTGCGAACAGGTCGACTCCTATCGGTCTTGCCATGCCTTGCTCCCTGTCGTTTTCACTCAACATATCGGTGTGGTGCCGGATTGACCAGCGAAACCTAGCTTCTTAGGAAGGCCTCGACGCGGCCGACGGCTTCTTCGAGGTCCCTCAGTTCGCATTGCCAGACAATGAGCGGCTCCCAGCCAGCTTCCCTCAGCTCGGTTAAGGCTCTCTTATCACGTTCCCTGTTTGTTTCAATCTTCGGCTTCCAGTACTCCGGCCTGGACTTCGGCAGTCGGCCCCACCCGCAGCCGTGGCCATGCCAGAAGCAGCCGTGCACGAACACGACCTTCTTCCGCGACGGGAACACGATGTCGGGGCTGCCCGGCAGATCGCGACGATGAAGCCTGAATCGGTATCCGAGCCGGTGCAGGGCCCGGCGCAGGGCGAGTTCAGGCTTTGTGTCCTTCTGGCCGACCTTCGACATTATGTACGAGCGGCGTTCTGCCGTTACGTGGTCGGCCATGAATGTCTTCTCTTTCGGTTCGAGAGGAACTGACCGCTGCTACTGTTCTGGGTCGACGCCATCCCATCGAGCCTAGGCAACGATCTCCGCGAAACTCGGCAGATACTTGTAGTAATTTTGAAAGGATCTGATTTGCCGCTCGTGTAAGTCGAATCCGAGTTCTTGGATACGCGCGCGCGTCAACTCCGCCACCGCCGGTAGTTCCGCTTGCAGCGTAGCAATTTCGCGAAGGGTCATCGGAGGAGCTTCAATGATTTCGTCAACAATGCCACCCCAGGACGCGTCCGCTACCATTGCCCGAACACTAGCAGTATCCTCCCTTGCCGGAAGTATTCCGCCGACTGTAACCATTGCCACGCTGTCGAGATAAGGCAGCCTAAAGGCATCTATGAAGCCACCAGGTCGCGCCGCATCGGCGGCCTCGGACTTCAAGAAATCCGATACCAAGCCTGCAAGCGTAATAGGCAGCGTCTCCTTCTCGCAGGCATCTTTGGAAAGCTCATCGGGAACAACATCGCCCAGAAGCGCTCTTACGCGATCTGGCCTGTTTCGCGGCTTGCCATAGGCGGTTTGGGTCGCATTGGCACTGAAGGTGAACAAGACTACGCTGCTTGGCGGAGCATTCGCGAGCACCCATTGCATGTCCTCGACGATCTCCTCGTTTAGTGCGCAGTCGTAATCTAGCCAGACGACCCAAGGACGAGCATTGTATCCATCGATTGCTAGCACATCGGGAAGCCGGGCACTTGCACGCCCCTCCATAACAGAGATCGTTCGATATGCCTTGTTAAACGTCGCGCGACGGAACCCAATATTATTTGCTTCGATCGACACCATGTCATCGATATGTAGGATTTTGTGCGCCTGAACAAAGTCAGTGAACCAAATTGAACCGAAGCCGATATACACGGCGTTATCGAGGTCAATTTTGTTTGCAATCCGACGCAACCCCTCGAAGACTATTCCTCTTTGAACGCTTTTGCTTGGTCGAATGCTATAGTTGATTGAATCGAAAGAAGCCATTACTCTTCGCCCACAAGATCGTTGAAGGCATATTCGAACGAACGCAAGCCAACATCTTTGTAGGCCATGTTAATATTGCCAAATGCCGAAGCGAGACTCCTCAACCGTGGCCTCGGGACGGTGTACAGCACATTTGCTTCGGGGATCTTCGGTTTCTGTGCGATCTTTGGAAGCTCAACCTCCTGCCGGATGGCGACTTCGAATATGGGAACGGCCTTGGCGGCTTCCTCTCGCTGAACTGCCTCTTCCCTAATCTGCTTCCGTGTATTCGTGTAGGAAATCCATTCCTTTGTCGTCTCACGCATCTTTGGACGAAACTGCCTGTAGATGGCTGACGTTTCGTCGACACTGCGCTTTGTCGTCGTCAAAGGCAGGAGGTCAGCGCGTCGAGACGAAAATATTATTATCCCCATGAACCCTGTATACTGCGGGTGCCATTGAGGCCAGCCCTCGGTTCCCCAACCTGTTAATGTCGTCTTGTCAGCGGCCAAGACGATCCGTCCATTACAGATCACATACCACCCGGAGGTATTTTGTCCTTCATCGAAGTCATCGCTGGGCTCGCTATCGTTCGGCGGTGGAGCGGCCATGCCGGCCAAGAGCTCGACGAAAACTTTCTCCCCGTCCATCACTTCTTCGAACTGAGCCCGCATAGGGCTGAACTCTCCACCTTGCCGCAGCTCTATTGTCCATCCAGTGACCGGCGTGCCTTGAACCTCAATTACGAGCCCGCGGTGCAAATGGAGCGCATAGTCACGAGCTATCGCCCGCCTCAGGTTTCGGATGAACCTGGGGCTTTCGAATGACCTCTTTGCGGCTTCAGTGAGCTCAGAGACGGTTATTCGAACTCCTTTTTGGTCCAAATCGTCGGCTTCCTCAATGTCGAAGTCCCAATTTTCGTCGCCCGAAGCTAGCCAATTCTCAACGTTTATTGGTACCCGAAAGGATGCAAGATTGCCGTTGTCCTCATACGTGCTCCGGATGTCGATCTCTGTGCCGAGCTTGAAAACCGCTCTCTTCATGCCAATGCCGTAGACTCCAATACTAAAATTCTCGGTCTCGGCATCGTCCTTACGCCCAAAAGTAAAGGCATAGTCGACTGCGTCATCCAGTGTGATGCCTCCACAGTTGTCCGAGATTTCGAAGCGGTCCGCCTCGATGTTGATTCTGATCTTGTAGGCGGAGAGATCCGTTTTATCATCTAGGCTTAGCGGATGACCGCCTGCCAGTTCCCAGGCCCCGTCGATACTGTTGTCTACTAAGTCGAAAATGCAGTCTTCCAGCGTGATATCTCGTGTGATCATGCGAACGAAGAATGCTTTGGTTGGATTGGCGTCCGCCCTCTTCTTGTCGGCTGGAATCATGGAAACCGCTCCTTAGGAGGTTGAATTAAACAAAATACAAGGGAGCCAGATTCGTCCCAATAGCGCCTCGTCCTGTGACGGTGCAATCCCAACGGCCACCTCATTTTCAGCTTCACAGTACGGGAGCTAGCTGCGCTCGCACAAGCAGAAAGCGAGGGATTACAGGAGGTAAGCGCGCTGTTCCGACCAGATGATCGAGAGTGGTTCCAGAACGTACGCCAACGTCACTTTCTGTCCCTGCGTGCCATCCACGATCGCCTCGACGATGTCGGGAGCGAGCAGTGTCAGGCGCAGGACCCGTGCCATGTATGTAAAGGCGATGCCCTCGCGCTCGGCCAGTTCGGAAATTGACATGAACTCGCCCGACTCCAGCATGCGCTTCCAACGGAACGCGCGCGCCAGCGCCTTGACTAGCGCGCTATCCGTCCGACGCGTCTGGCTGGCGCCTTCCGGCAGCTGCATCTCCTTCCGCCCGCCGCGCTTCACGATGCGGAGCGGGACGTGGATCGTCACGGCCTCTGGGATCGACGTCGCGCGGGTCATGCAGCTTCTCCGATACCGCTGGCCAGCATCTCGCGCGCGAGGCCGCCGAGCCCGTCGACGCGTAGCCGGACGGTGAGCCCGTCAGTGCCGATATCCACCCGCTCGACCAGCAGCGAGACGATTCGCGCCTGCTCGGCGGGGAAGAGTTCGTCCCACAGCGGTTCGAGCTGCTGAAGGGCCGCGCGAGCGTCGGTCTCGTCGATGTCTCCGGCGTGGACGCGCGCCGCCTTCCACGTCCCCGCAATAATCTCCGGCTGGCGGAACACGGCGCGGAGTTGGTCTATGACGGCGGCTTCGATCTCGCCCGCAGGCAAGCGGCCGACAGGGCATGACCCGGCACCATGCTTCAGCACCGTCTGGCTGACGTAATAGCGGTACAGCCTGTCACCTTTCCGGGTATGCGTCGGCGAGAACGCCGCGCCATCTGGGCCGAACAGCAGCCCCTTCAGCAGCGCGGACGTGTCGGCGCGAGTCCGGGCGGCGCGCTTGCGGGGGCTTTCCTGCAGGATGACGTGAACCTTGCCCCAAATCTCGGGATCGATGATGCCGTCGTGCTCGCCAGGATAGTTGTCGCCCTTGTGGACCGCTTCGCCGATGTAGGCGCGGTTGCTGAGCATCCGATAGATGTATTTCTTGTCGATCCGGTTGCCGCGGGGCGTCCGGATGCCGCGTGCGCCGACCTCTCGCGCCAGTTCCGTGCAGGACCCGATCTCGAGGAAGCGATCGAAGATCCAGCGCACGTGCGCGGTGGCGTCTTCGTCGATCACCAGCTTCCGGTTCTCGACGCGGTAGCCGTAGGGCGGGACGCCACCCATCCACATGCCCTTCTTCCGGCTCGCTGCGACCTTGTCGCGGATGCGCTCGGCCGTCACCTCGCGCTCGAATTGGGCGAAGGAGAGCAGGATGTTCAGCGTCAGCCGCCCCATCGACGTGGTCGTGTTGAAGGACTGCGTGACCGAGACGAACGTCACGCCGTTCCGGTCGAACACCTCGACCAGCTTGGCGAAATCCGCGAGCGAGCGGCTGAGGCGGTCGATCTTGTAGACGACGACCACGTCGACCAGCCCGTCCTCGATGTCCTCCAGCAGCCGCTGCAGGCCGGGCCGCTCCAGCGTGCCGCCGGAGATGCCGCCGTCGTCATACTGATCGCGCACCAGCACCCAACCCTCGGACCGCTGGCTGGCGATGAACGCCTCGCAGGCTTCGCGCTGGGCGTGGAGCGAATTGAACTCCTGCTCCAGCCCTTCCTCGGAGGATTTCCGGGTGTACACCGCACAGCGCAGCTTTCGGAGGACCTTAGATTTTTCCGGAGGCTTCGTCATGTCCGCCCCCTGTGGTTCTTGAGCCCGAAGAAGACCCAACCGTTCCAGCGCGTGCCGGTGATCGCGCGGGCGATGGCGGACAGCGACTTGTAGGGCCGACCCTGCCATTCGAAGCCGTCGGCGGTGACAGTGACGATCTGCTCGACGCCCTGCCATTCGCGCAGCAGACGCGTGCCGGTGATCGGGCGGTCGCGGTCGGCGCGGATGCTCCGTTTCGTCCTGTCGCCGCCGTCCAGTTCCTCGCCCAGCCGTTCGAGCCGCCGGATCGTCTCCGGCTTCAGCCCGCCATAGGCCAGTTCCTGGATGCGGTAGGCCAGGCGGCTTTCGAGATAGCGCCGGTTGAACGGCGGCGGTTCGCTATCGAACAGGTCGCGCCACTGTTTCTTCAGGTCGGGCGTCGGCGTGGTCTTGAGCGCGGCGAGGCGCGCGGGGATGGGATCGGGCTTGTTCATGCATTTCTCCGATGAGTTGGAGTTGCATGACGGCATCGGTCGGGCGGATAGTGTAGGCAACGTTCTCCGGTACCGTCAGATACTTCGCCCGTCTCCCGCATCCGCAACCGAACGAGCGCGAGCGCCAGCAGGCCGCACAACTCGGCGCGGCGTTCTGCGGGCGTCATCTGGTCGGGCGGGAGCGGATTGGGGCGTTTCATGCGGGCCTCGGAGCAGTCGTCTCCTCTGGCCTCTACTCGTCGATGTCGGAAAGCGTCCCAGCCGATCCCGCGCAGGTTGAAGAATCGCCAGAAAGAACGTAGCAAGAACACTGGTTTTGCAGGAAAGGGGATTCGTCGTGGCCGGCAATTTGAAGAAGTTCGTGAACCCCCGGTTCATCAAGACCATCGATCTCGACCTGATGAAGCCGCTGCTGGCGCGACACGAGGGCAAGTACAAGGGCTTCTCCGTCGACCTGCTGGATCAGGAAGAGGATGCCGCCTGCGAGGCGCTGGAGAAGCTGCTGACCGGCGCCGAGGACAGCTATCCCGAGGGGCTGCGCGGCGACCTGCACCGCATCGCGGAACTGGGCGATGCCCGCGGCCTCGAGATCATCCAGGCGCAGGCCGCCCGTCAGGGCGTCGATCTGTTCCCCGACATGAAGACCGGCGACGAGGACGCGCCGAACAAGGCGCATGATCCCAAGCATATCGCGGTCCGGGTCTTTCTGGAGCATCCTGACCTCTTCGACGCGGCCGCCGACCACATGGCGATGCTCACTGCCGACCGCTTGCATGAATATGCCGGACGAGAACGTGGCGTCGCGATCGACCTGACTGAGGATAAGGTCGAGACGTTCCGGACGGCCGTCGCCGCGCTCTTCCGTGACGCGTTTCTCGGGGACTACTGCCGGGTGGGCGACTACGACGACGATGACGAGATCAACCTCGTGGTCAGCCACGGCGCCATGGTCTCGACCATGCCGGTCGTAGAGGGCCAAGTCGAACGGGTCATCAGCGTGCGCCAGATTTCCCACGCCGTGCTGCGATACTCCGAGAACACCGGCATGCTGCGAATGGGCCGCATCCGGAAAGCGCATCAGCCCGAGATCGCGGAACTCTTCGCCTCGATCATCCTCGACAGGCCCGGCTTCTTCGACGGCGACGATGCGCAGGACCTCTATACCCTGCGCCCGGTCGAACTGGCCGGACCGGGCTTCGCCTTCGACGCCGCCTACGATCCACTGATCGACAAGGTGCTGATCATCGAGGCGGCGGCCGACCTGATGGCGCCCGGCAAGAAGGGGTATCCCCGCGTGGTGCGCACGCTGCGGTCGCGGGACCTCAGTGGTGACGCGCTCCAGCATTTCGGCAGTACACCGGTCTCGTTCGGCGGCGCCTGGCGGCTGGGCGAGCTCGTGTTCCGGATCCTGTTCAAGGGCGACGGCAACGACGCNNGCNACACGGTACACGGTCAAGCTGCGGCCACCGGGACGTCGTGCAGTTACCCGCCGCGACCCACGCATAGAGGACGCGGGTAAACGTGAAGACTGATCGAACGGAACGGGACGTGATGAATGACCGAGACGATTTTGAGGTTGTTGACGCGGCTGAGTGAGGCTGGCGACGACGCAATCCTGCCTGGCGAGCTTGCCTCGCCATTTTTCGGTCCGGTGTTCGACCGACTGCTGGCGAAACGTGTCCTTGTCGAACAGGCGCCGCTCGCCGACTGGGACGTCTGCGTCGGCTGCGAATGCGGACTCCCCCTGTCGGCCAATCCAAAAGGTCGGCGATGCATTTCGGGCTGAGTGCCCGCTCGACCGCCGACACGACGTCGATCTCACCGAGGACGATTTGCGCGTGTTTCGCATCGGCGGCGGGGGGTTGGCATCCGTGATCGGCGTGGCGGCGGGATTCGTGGCGGCCCCAAAACTGGCAGCGGAGAAGGTCTGGCGTCTCGGCGATACGCCATCGGGTCGGGCGGTGTTTCTCGCATTGGAGCCCGCGGCCCTGACCGGCGACGGCATCATCGCATCGTTGCGCCAGGCAGCGCAGGGCTCGGACGTCACGATCCTCGCGCCGCAGTTGCCGCCGGAGATTGCCCGGCGACACCAGGATGCGGGCTTTCATCTCATCGAAATCCTCGAGGTGCTGACGCCCGCCATAAATGGCCTCGGCGGCACAATCGACATCGCGGCTCTGGCGCCGGTCCCGCTGGCGCCCGTGCTTCGTGTTCGGAGGGCAGCGGCCGAGGTTCATTGGGTCGGTCGCTCCGTCATTCTGTCGCGTCAGATTTTCCCTGTGTTCGAACGCCTGCTCGAGAAGGCGCTGTCGCGCGATCAGGTTGCCTCCGGGTCCCATGTCGAAGGCACCACGGCGCGCGAAGCCAAGGATCTGATCCGGGAGCTGCGGGATGCCTTCAAGGCTGCCGGGTTCACCGATGTCGAGAGCAAGGCCCTGATCGAAACGGTGCGCAACCGGGGCTACCGGCTCGGTGTCCAAGCATCAGACATCGTGGTCGACGGTTGAAAAGGTAACCAGTAGCGTCTCGCGCGCTTCCTTCCTTGCCTCCGCTTTCGTCAGCTGGAGCCGGGTCGGTCCAGCTCGCATTTAGCCGATCATTGCCATTCGCTTGCGCAATGCCGCCGCCAGCTCCGCTACTCCGTCGATCTCGGCGATGACCGGCTCGAGGTTCAGACCGTGATACTGACCGTATTCCTCACGCACGGCATCACCCACCGAGAGTTTCCACGAGGTAGGATCGATCATGATGGCGCCAGCGTCGAAGAGCCTGTGCAAGTCGGCGCGAAGAGGGATGCCATTCCATCCTTCATCGCCGCCGCCGCTGGACACAGGCAGAACGTGTGCGGCTTCCAACGCCATCAGTGTCTCGCATCCTGTCACGACACAGCGCGCGCCGAACATCTCAAAGACGGCGCGGCGAAACCGGGCTTGGCCCGGGCGCTCCCAAACTTCGGCGAGGCGGCGCTGTCGCTCAGTCGCGTTTTCCGCCTCGTCCTCGGGGCTGTCGATCAACTGGAACCCCAAATTCTCGAAGTATTTCCTGAAAACATTCGTGATGGGATTAGCGGTCATAGGGTTGCCGGCAATCTCGTTTGCCAGACGTCCTAGCGGTTTTACCGGGTAGGCCGCGCCTTCGTGCATCAGAAAGCCCGTGCTCGACCGGCGCTTCTGTCCGTTTGGCTTGGGGTAGCTTTCATATAGCCATTCCTGCCCGTTGGTTTTTGCCAAGCGGATCGCTTCCATGGCGTGTTTCCGGTCAAAAATTAGGTCAGCCATCGCCGAGCACGCCTCCGTCGCTATAAACGTTCATGGAACTTATCCCGGCACTCTCAAGTCGCGCAATCATCAGCTTCACGCGGTCGAAGCACAGTATTCACCGCGGTGATCCACCATCGACAGCAGATGTAATGAACGCGTTATCCATGCGTAGTTTTGCGCTTTATGGCTTTTAGTGGCCGCTAAGCGGTCCGCGTCGGTCCTTCTATTCTCACCTGGCGACCGGAAATGGCTCGACCCACCAAACCCCCACCTTATTCCCACCCCGTTCCCACCTGCGCGCCGACCGCATCCGGCACCTTGGGCTCATCAGAAACGATGACCGAGGCGCGCAGCGATGCAGATCGAACTTTCCCCCGACGACATTGAAACCATCATCCGCGAAGCCGATGCGGCGGCGCAACGGCTGCGGCGCAAGTTGAGCATGCCGGTCTGCGAGCGCGAGGATCTGGGCCAGGACCTTCTGGTCGATCTGCTGCGCCGCTTGCCCGCCTATGATCCCTCGCGCGGTAGCATCGGCGCCTTCGCCAACATCGTGCTGCGCAACCAGTCCTCGCAGATCGCGATGCGCCATCACCGCCAGCGCCGGGCGCAGGGTGGATCAATGCTGTCGCTCGCGGTGCCGCTGGCGGGAGCCCGCGAGCCGGTCGGCGACACGCTGACGGAGGACGACGGGCTTGCCGCCTGGCACGGCCAGACCTGCTGCGCCGCAGCCGTCACCGAACTTCACCACGCCCTGCAGGCCGCCCTCGCGCGGCTCCCGGTCGAGGATCGCCGGTTCTGCGCGGCGCTGGCGCATCGCCCGGTCACCGCGCTCGCGGCCGAGGGTTTCGGGAGCCGGTCCGCGCTCTACCGCCGCCTCGCCGATCTCCGCCACGTCCTCACCGTCCACGGTCTCGGTCCCGCCTGGGACGATCTCGCGGCGGCCTGAGTAGAGGCGAAAGGAGGAGATCATGTTCATGGGCACCACCCCCTTCATCACGGTCCGCGCCCGCCGACCGCTCACCGAGATCGAGTTCTGCGCCTGGGTGGCGCAGGCCGTGCCGGGCGACCGACTCGAGTACCATCGCGGCTTCCTGGTTCTCGACATCTTCCCGATGTTCGCCCGGCTCCCGGATCAGCAGCGCGCGGAACTGGCCCGGCTCGGGTCGCGCGCCTTCTGGGCCGCCGAACAGGGTCTCGTGCACATCGTGCAGGAGCGCACGGGCCCCGACCAGTTCGCCTACATCGCCGTCGCCCGCCCCAAGCCGAAGGCCGCAGCCATGTCGCTGTCTGCGCTCCTGCTCGCCGAGCAGGGGCAGCCCGGCCACGCCACCGGTTCGAGTGGTCGGGCTGCCGCGTGATGACCGTCTTCCAATCCCTTTTTGCCGATCATGGAGACCCTTACATGCCGTTCCCCGCGAACACCCCCACCGTCGACGACCTGCCGGGCCTCGGCTTGCAGGACATCGCCCAACTGCCCGTCGAGTTGCTGGCCATCCTGCAGCGCGACGTCGACGAGCGCATGGCGCGGACCAAGGCCGCGAAGGCCCGCCTCGATGGCGCGCTGACGGTCCGCTACGCTACCCGCGCCGCCGAGGAACGGCAGACCGCTGGCAAGGACACTGGCACGATCCGGTTCGACGACGGCGATTTCACCGTGGTCGCTGACCTGCCGAAACGGGTCGATTGGGATCAGGATCGCCTCGCCGCCATGGTTGAGCGCATTCGCGCTGCCGGGGACGATCCCGCGCAGTATGTCGATATCGCCTTCAAGGTGCCCGAGCGCAAGTACGCTGCCTGGCCCGATGCGATCCGTGCCGGTTTCGAGTCCGCGCGCACCGTCCGGCCCGGCACGCTGAAGATCGAGATCGTCCCGCAGGGGGGCGATCGATGAGCCTCCCGATCATCAGCGCCGACCAGCGGCTGGCCGAGCCGCGCGGCATCAAGGGCTGCATCTTCGGCAAGTCCGGCATCGGGAAGACCTCGCTCCTCTGGACCCTGAACGCGTCGACGACCCTGTTCATAGACCTCGAGGCGGGCGATCTCGCCATCGAGGGCTGGGCGGGCGACAGCATCCGGCCGCGGACATGGACGGAATGCCGGGATTTCGCGGTGTTCATCGGCGGGCCCAACCCGGCGCTGCGCGACGAACAGCCCTACAGCCCGGCGCACTACAGGGCGGTCTGCGACCGCTTCGGCGATCCGGCCGCGCTCGACCGCTACGACACGATCTTCGTGGACTCGATCACCGTGGCGGGTCGGCTGTGCTTCGGCTGGTGCAAGGGGCAGCCCGAGGCCCTGTCGGAGAAGACCGGCAAGCCGGACGTGCGCGGGGCCTACGGGCTGCACGGCCGAGAGATGATCGGCTGGCTCACGCATCTCCAGCACACGCGGGCGAAGAACGTCTGGTTCGTCGGGATCCTCGACGAGAAGCTCGACGACTTCAATCGCAAGGTGTTCCAGCCGCAGATCGACGGCTCGAAGACCGGGTTGGAGCTGCCGGGGATCGTCGACGAGGTGATCACCATGGCGGAGCTGAAGGCCGAGGGCGATCCCTATCGCGCCTTCGTGTGCCAGACGATCAACCCGTGGGGCTTTCCGGCCAAGGACCGCTCCGGGCGTCTGGATCAAGTCGAGGAGCCTCACCTCGGCCGCCTGATGACGAAGATCCGCGCCCCCGTCGCACCAGCGCCCAAGCGCCTGACCTACACACCTCCGCCCGCCGATCCGGCGGCCGACGC